TTTCATAAACCTCAAAATTTTCATTCGGTAAGTCTTCTGGTTTATGCTCCTCATAATTAAAGAATTTTTTAAATGGCCTCGCAACTATTTCTCCTTTTGAATTGGTTACTAATCCACGACACTGTATGGTGACATCATCCCATAGTTTACCATATTGAACCATTGGTGAATAGTTCCATATAGTTAGGTCGTGGGATGGGTGGGTTTGCTTTAAAAGCAAACCATTTTGATAATATTTTTCTAATGTATTTAAGAAATCCAATGCGTTTCCCTTTTACTTTGTTGATGTTTGTTCTAGTGTAAGATGGAATGAATTTACTCATTATAAATTAATTTCAAACCGATCTTTCATTTGTTTTACTTTATCTTCTGGTACTTCATGAATATTTGAATTACCATGTCTATTTTCAACAATAACGGAATGAATTCTATAATTATATCTCTCCGCCATTTCAAAATATGGTTTCATTTCCCATTCTTGAGTAAACGTGTTTGCAACAACAATTTTATATGACCCATTTTTCATAGCCTCAGCGCATGTCTGCTGACACATATTATGAGCTTGTTTTAATTTTGTTGCATCAAAATTATAGTTACCGTTATTATCCATAAAAAAATCATCAGCAGATAATACCAGATTATTTGTTGATTGTGGTGACTTTAAAATTGCTTCTCCTAAAGTGGTTTTACCTGAACCTGGTACACCTCTCAATAGAATTAAGTCTCCAGTATACTCTTTTTCCATTATTTTTCTTTTATTAGAATTTCTAATTTTTTTACTCTTTGGTCTAGTTTTTTGACCTCACCTTTATAATGCTTAGCGATTAAAAAAACGAGTGATAACATTATTATTGTAACCACCATTAGTGACGCCGCGTATGTGTTTTTTTTCATTTTTTAAAAGGTAATAGTTAAAGATATACTTTTTTTTTGAAAAAACAAAAAAAAGGGAGAATTGCTCCTCCCTTTAATTTATTTTTGTCCAGTAGAATTATTTAACTTCTGCTGGAGTTTCAACTACACTTGTTGTATCAACTGCGTTTGTGGTAGCAGTATCTACTTCAACTTCTGTAGCAGTAGAATCTGTTGTTTCATTTGTGGTAGATCCAGAACCACACGCCGTCAATGCTAAGATTGCACTAATAGCCAAAATAAAGGTATATTTTTTCATACAAATGTAAATATACGAAAAAATACCGAAATAAAAAAATTTATAAAAAAAACCCCAACAGGATGTCGGGGTTTAAGGTCTTTCGGCGGGTTCAACCCCGCTTACTTATTAAAACGAAAAGGTATTCGGCAAAGATAACCTTCAGGTATATAAATATATGTAACTTTTAAAAAAAGTCAATTATTTAGGATAAAAACTAAATAATTTTTGTTTTTATCTGTAATGTTTCTTTAAAAGTTAGTTTAATTGAGACCTCTGCAAGAATATTCCCTTTCAAAATTTCATCACTAATAAAATCTTCACATAAAGATTGAATTATTCTTTTTATTGGTCTGGCGCCATATGAATTATCGGTGTTCCTACTTAGAACTTCGTTAGTAACTGTTTGGTCAAACGAGATTATATATTTCTTCTCTTTTAGCCTTTTAACTAATTTATCCAATTCTAATTTTATAATTTTTTTCAAAGATTCTTGCTCAAGTGCATCAAATAATATTACATCGTCAATTCGATTAAGAAATTCTGGATTAAATTGTTGTTTTAAGGATTTTTGAATCATGGTTCTTTTCACATCTTCTTTTTGAGCTTCGCTTGTACTGGTTGAGAACCCTACTCCGGAACCAAATTCAGAAACCTTTTTTGCGCCAACATTTGATGTCATGATGATTAATGTATTCGCGAAATTTACTTTTCTACCAAAAGAATCTGTCAAATGTCCTTCATCAAGAATCTGCAATAGTATATTGAACACATCTTTATGGGCCTTTTCAATTTCATCAAATAAAATAACAGAAAATGGATTATTTTTTATTTTTTCTGTGAGTTGACCACCTTCATCATAACCAACATATCCTGGAGGAGATCCAATTAGTCTAGATACTGAGTGTTTTTCCATAAACTCACTCATATCAACACGCACAACTTTATCTTTTGAACCAAAAATTTGTTCTGCTAATGTTTTTGCTAAGTGTGTTTTACCAACGCCTGTAGACCCAAGAAAAATAAATGAACCGATTGGTTTAGATCCATCTTTAATACCAACCCTGTTTCTACGAATGGCTTTAGAAATAGTTGATATTGCCTTATCCTGACCAATGACTCTTTCAGATAAATTTGTTTCAAGGTTTAGTAAATTATTTGTTTCCTTGTTGTCTATTTTAAAAATTGGTATACCGGTAATTGATGAGATAATGGTATATACATCTTCAATGGTTACTGGAATTAAGTTATTCTTTAACTTATCTAACCATTTGCTCTTTTCATCATTTAATTTCTTTTCTAATTTTTTTTCCTCGTCCCTTAGATTTGCGGCAACCTCATAATCTTGTTTTCTAACAACCTCAATTTTTCTTTGTCTCAATGAGTCGATTTCATTATTTAATTTTTCAATTGATTCAGGAATCTTAGTTGTTACCCTTTTTTCAGAACCAAGTTCATCTAAAACGTCAATAGCTTTATCTGGAAACTGTCTGTCTGTGATATATCTAGCACATAGTCTGACAATGGTTTCAATAACTTCCGCTTGATATTCTACTTTATGATAGTTTTGATAAGATTCTTTTAAATTATCTAATATCTCAATTGTTTCTTCTTCTGTTGGTTCGTCTAAAATTATTTTTTGAAATCTTCTAACTAACGCGCCATCTTTTTCAATATGTTTTTTGTATTCATCAAAAGTTGTTGCACCAATGCATTGAATCTCTCCTCTGGCTAATGCTGGTTTTAAAATATTTGCTGCGTCCATTGAACCACTAGCATTTCCGGCACCAACCATTGTATGTAATTCATCAATAAAAACAATAATATCTTTATTTTCCTGTAATTCAGCTAATATTGCCTTTATTCTCTCTTCAAATTGACCACGGTATTTTGTGCCAGCAACAAGTGATGTCAAATCTAAAGAAACAATTCTTTTATCAATTAAACTTGTTGGGCAATCTCCATTTGATATTAGTAATGCCAGCTTTTCAACTAATGCCGATTTACCAACACCAGCCTCACCAACAATAATGGCGTTATTTTTTTTCTTTCTGGATAATATCTGCGCAATCCTTTTGACTTCCTTATCTCTACCGACTATCGGGTCAATACTCCCATCTTTCGCTAACCTATTTAGATCTCTTGAAAAATTGTCCAGTACTGGTGTGTTGGATGTGTTTTTTCTAGGCTTTGTGTTTGGTTTTTGGTTTTCTTCGTAACCGAAATCTACTCCTGACATATCTTTTCTAATTGTTTAGACAAACATAATGAAAAAAATTCACAAAAAAAACTAAAACTGTTGACAAAATGTCTGATAAAATATCTCAGCAATGTCTAAATGTCAGTTTTATGTATTTGGTAACAAATTTGTAAAATATGTTTAAAAAAATATAATTTATGGTAACATTATTTAAAGATCCGTTTTTTGATGTTATGGACAAAGTGTTCGAAACATCTCGTGCTACATTTAGCCCACAGACAAGAATTCGCAAAAACGAAAGCGAATATAAACTTTTGATTTCCGTACCAGGTTTAACAAAAGATGATTTAAAGATTTCAACTAAAGATGGAATTTTAAAAATAACTTTTGAGAATAAACCTGAGGAGGGTGAATTAAACTTTGTTGGTTCTTTTACGAAGGTTTACACCATCCCGGATGATGTTAAAGATAAGGACATTTTAGGTAGGGTTGAAAATGGTGTCCTAGAATTAACATTACCAATAGATAAGAAAAAATCTATTGAAAGGTTAATATCGTTAAATTAAATGATTCTTGTTTTTTTATTAGGGGCCCCGATTGGGGCCTTTATTTTTTTAATTAAATTATTTATATTAAATAAAAAACTATATGGCAATTATATCTGAAAGAATTGAAGGTAAAAAGATTCTCGTTGAAATTAAATCTAGTAACATAAAATCAGCATTATATGATACCGAAACAGAGGAGTTGTTGGTAACATTCAATAATGGTAATATTTATGGATATGATAAAGTTCCTTGGGAAGTCTTCACCAAATTTAGATTAGCGGAATCTCAGGGAGCATATCTTAATTCAACAATAAAAAAGAATTACCAATATAAAAAAATAGTATAGTGCAAAATTTAATAGATGAACTTTTAGAATTATCTGACCCAGAGGTTGATAATAAGATTATAAAATCTTTTAAACTAAAGGATCATCTTTGTCCATTAATTTTTGATGGAAATGAAAGTGATGGTTATACCATAAAAAATGATATCCGAACTAAATTGGTTGAGATTTCAGATCAATTTATTGATTTCTGGGGTGTTGAGTTTTTTATTCACGACATAATTTTAACGGGTTCATTAGCAAACTATAACTGGTCAGAATATTCTGATGTTGACTTACACATCTTAGTTGATGTTACGGAGCTTGGTGAAAGTAAGGTATTGATTGATATTGTTAAAGAATTTTTTGACGCCAAGAAAAATGTGTGGAACGAAAAGCATAATGTGAAGATTAAGGGATTTGATGTTGAGCTTTATGTTCAAGATATAAATGAACCACACGTATCGTCGGGGGTTTATTCGGTATTAAACAATGAATGGGTTGTTGAACCGTCTATGCAAAAGGAATCGATTGATACGCAAAAGATTTTAGACAAGGGTGAATATTTTGCTAAACAAATAGATAAGCTAATCAATGATTATAGACAAAATAAGGATATTTCAAACGAAGAAGAGACCTTAAGAGATAAACTAAAAAAGTTTAGGAAGAGTGGTTTAGAGGGTGGTGGGGAATACTCTTATGAAAATTTAACATTCAAATTACTTAGAAGAAATGGGTACATCGAAAAATTAATGAATCTTAGAAACGATGTGATCGATAAAAAATTATCCGTATCGTAATTAATACCCCTATTTTTTTCTATTTCTATAGTATTTATACAATAAGAATAATCTTATTTTTAATTTAAAAACAATGGGAGATTTAAAACCACTTGGTAGTGAGAAGTTAAACGGGGACGAGAAATTAAAGAGAATCCTACAATTAACCTACTACAAGCAAAATCCAATAACCGAGAACACCGGTTCTAAGAAAGCGGAATTAATAAAAGAAAGCGCTAATGGTGTTTATGGTATCGTAAGAGAAAAAGACGGATACTATGTGAAAAAAGGTTTAAATGAAAATACCTTAGATTACATTGGTGGTCTTTTTATGAAAAATAAAAACAAATTTTCTTCATATGCAGAAGCATTAAAAAGACTTGAGTTACTTAAATCTCAGGAATTAAATGAAGATGTTACAAGATATGTTTTAAAACAAAATAAGCCAGCACAAGAGGCTCCGGTTCCAGCACCTTCAATAGATGCGGCGCCAGCTCCAATGGATGAACCTGTTGGTGAATTACCTCCTCCGGCTCCAGAAATGGGTGACGAAACCGCGGCACCTGAAGAACCAGCCATGGATAGCGATCCAATGGCTTCTTCCGAAGAGGGAAAACGTTCAGACTATATGGCTGAAGTTCAGAAATTTGCTGGTAAGTTAGGTCAAGAATTGAGAGATCAGCAACCAAAAATGGAAAGTGATGATATTAAATATGTTTTAAACATGATCATTTCCGCCGTTGATTTGGATAAATTGGAGGATGATGATATTGAAGATATTGGTAAGAAATTTGAGAGAGATGAGGAGGCTATGTCTGAGCCAGAAATGGGTGAACCAGCTCCTGAAGAAGAAATGCCGTCTGATGAAGAGGTACCATCTGCACCAGAAGACGATTTAGCAGAAAGAATTTCAAAGTTAGAGGAATTGATTAACACAAAATTTTATTCTGAAGAAGAGAAAGATTTAACAGAATATGATGATTACTTCCCAGATGTTGATTCAGCTTATGAAGATAAGACACATTTAGATTACGACCCAACAGATGATTATCAAATAGATAACAGACCGTCTCGCATGTATGATGATGAGGAGGATGAAATCGAACTCGACATCACCCCTGAATTAGATAAAATAAACGAAAGTATTAACACGACTTTAAGCAAATACTTTGAATAAATGTATCTTCTTTATATCAATGAATTAGGTCAAGATTATAAAGGCCAGAGACAATATGAATTTATCTTTGGTAGTGATCCAGACACATTGGTTGAAGAATGGTTCATAATCCCATCCGCAGGAAGAGCGATACCACCGGAAATTGAAGATATAGACCTTGTTGGTTTATTAAAAAATTCAGACTTAAAACTTGAGTTAGTTCAAAATTCGGATTATTTTGGTGTCATTGATGCTGTAGATGGGATTGTTGCTTTAGGTTGGGAATCGTTTGATATTAATGCGGAAGAGAGACCAGTAAGAGTCTCTTTTCATTTTGGTGAGGAATTAGATAGTGTAACTGAAAAGTTGTCTACTAAAGGTTTGAGACTAATTAATGAAGAAATAAAATTTAAATTAAAATGACAAGAGCACAGATAATCAAAAAATTAATATCGGAAGGTTTTTCAGAGAAGACTTTAGTTAATTTTAGTGATAAACAATTAGATAAACTTTCAACAAAGTTATTAGGCGAAGGTTTAAAAGTCAAAGCGGATGATTTAAAATCAGATCCTGCTCTGGCCGACAAGCTAAAGGATAAGGATGTTACCGTGGTACCCGAGGAAGAGGCTGAGGAACCAAAAAAGAAAAAAATCACTAAAAAAGAGGTAAAAGAAACCTCTAATAAAAATGGTATAAAATCTCTAAACCTTAAGAAATTAAATGAATTTGTTGAGGGTGTTGTTGATAAACAATACCATAGTCTAACAACTAAAGGAGAAATTTCTGAGTTAATTAAAGAAAAATTTAGTAACTTGTCAGAAAAAGAATCTATGAGTAAGTTACCAGAATTTATTGGTGAATTTGAAATGGCTGAACCAGCTGTTAAACCAGATGTTAAACCGGCTCCAGCTAAACCAGATACAGATAGACCTAGAAGAGAAAAGCCAAGACATCCAGGCCAAAGACCTGTAGATCCAAACAAAGAACCATTACCAAATCCAGTACCAAAAGCTGGGAAAAAAGAAATTAGTGGTGATGAGGCAAAGTCTAAAGTAATTAAAATGATTAATAAAATTTTTACAGATAATTAATGAAAAGTAAAAAAATCAAAGAGGCCATTGATTATGGTAACTATCCAGAAAGGATGGGTAGTAATTTAGAAAGGATGGCTGGTAGTGCGGATAGTTTGTATGGTTCAAATCCAGCAATGGGTAAGGGTCCTGAAGATGTCGAACGTTTAATTGGTGAGAGATTCAAAAAAATTGTTGATCACTTAAGAAGAGTAACAAACATTCAAGACCTAAGTTCTAGACAAGTGCAAGATATGTTATTCAATGAAATGATGAGGGGATTTTCTCAAATCGTTCAAATTGAAAATAGAAATATCCCGGCTTTAAAAGAGTTAGCCCTTGAAGCGTGTATTGAGGAAACTGAGATTAATCCTGATTGGTTTCAATTTGAAATTAGTTTAAATGCTAATGATATTGACACATCTAAGTTTAGATATTCGCCAGAAGAAGAGGGTGATGATGAGGAAGAAGAAGCCAATCAAACTGGTGTAGAAATACCTTCTTTTGATATTGAGGATTTAACACCTCAAGAACAACTTGAGTTAGAAAAACACAAGAGAAATATCATCAATGCAATTGTACAAGGTGCAGCAAAAAAAGCACATCACATCTACGAAAAACCAGAATTAAAAGCAAAGTTAGATGCTATTGATCCAGCGTTATATCCACTTTACAGAAGAGTAATGTCTATTACAGATTTTATGTATTTCACAATGGATGAGATGATTGATAGAATGAGTCAAACTGGTAGTGGTGTTATTGGTCAAAATTTCTTGGATGAGCCCGATGGAGGTGAAGGTGGTGGTGATGATGAAAATGACTCTTCAGTAGACACAAAAATCGTTGCTAAAGCAACAATGTTCCCGGTGTTATGTCATGAGCTAATTAAAGGAATAAAGGAAGCGATGGCCAGACACAGTTTACCAAAAGAACCAGGAATGGCTCAAAAAGTAATGGGTCAAACCGATATTTTAAGTAATGAACCAATTCAATTAAGATTGGGACCAGAATTATATGAAAAATTACGTATGTTATTACCAGACGAAATGTTTTCAGATGAAAATAAAGGTTTAATTGGTTGGTTTGAACAAGTTTTATATGAAATACCTGCAAAAGAATTTTTAAAAATTATATCTAATGTGATTAGTACTGATCAATCAAAAAATAGATTGGCGGAAGCAAAATTTATTGAGATCATGAGAGAAGCAATGACCTTAAAAGACGAATATGATAATTACGAATCAGATGAGGACGATGGTAATAATGATCCAGATGATGAGATTGATCCGGATGATATCGACATAAGTGATGTGTTTAAATAACATCATTTGATTTCTAAAAGTGGTCCAAAAGACCACTTTTTATATTTATATATATGAACAACAAAATTGAACAATTAAAGGAATATGCACGTATCATTAAAGATACCCCATATGCATTGAAGACATATCTTCAAACATATGATAACACTCAAAAAAAATATGTTCCATTAGAATTATTTCCGGACCAGATTCAGCTACTCAGGGACTATGAGCAGTATAATGAAAATATTACTAGAAAATATAGACAGGCTGGGGTTACCACGGTTACTGCAGCATGGATTTCAAAGAGGTTGCAATTAGCAAAACCAGAAAATCCGGAGAGGGTTCTAATTATTGCCAACAAGAGGGATACAGCAATTGAAATGGCTAATAAAGTCCGAAATTTTTTAGATCAGTGGCCAGATTGGATTAATGTTGGTTTCTCGGTAGATAAAAACTCTGAAAGTAGGTATCGTTTGAATAATGGGTGTGAAGTTAAGGCGGTTGCGACTTCTGCGGATGCGTTACGTGGTTATACCCCAACTATACTTGTATTTGATGAGGCGGCATATATTGAGGCTGGAGAGGATTTCTGGGCGGCGTCCATGGCATCCCTATCAACCGGAGGTAAAATTATTCTTATCTCAACTCCGAATGGTTATGACCCAATTTATTATGGGGTATATGAACAAGCAATTAGAGGTATAAACGACTTCCATATAACTGATTTAAGATGGTTTAAAGATCCAAGATATACTAAGGATTTAAAATGGTTAAAAGTACCTGACATTGTTCATTATATGTTAAATAGAGAACAATACAGCGATACGGAAATAACTTTAGATGTACCTGATTATGATTTGATGAAATATCAGGAATATATGGATCAGGGATACCAACCGTATTCAAGTTGGTTTGAATCCATGTCCAAAAAATTCAAGTATGATAAGAGAAAAATTGCACAAGAACTTGAATGTGATTTCTTAGGATCTGGTGATAGTGTTATTCCTTCAGAAACTATGGAAAGGATTGCTAAAACAATGATTAAACCAGCTAAAGAGAAGTATATGCAAGGGACTCTTTGGCAATGGGAAGAACCAAAAGAAGGTCATCGATATATTATGGGTGTTGACGTTTCTCGTGGTGATAGCGACGACTTTTCTTCGATAAACATAATTGATTTTGATGATAGAGAACAAGTATTAGAATATGTTGGTAAAATTCCACCAGATGATTTAGCTTCGATCGCCTATAAATGGGGAATTCTTTATAACTGTTTCATTGTAATTGATATTACCGGTGGTATGGGTGTTGCAACATCTAGAAAATTACAAGAGATGGGTTATAAGGATTTATTTGTTGATGGATTTAATACTAAAAACGTGTGGGAGTACAACCAGAAAGCATTAGAAAAAATACCAGGCATAAATTTTAATAATAAAAGAACTCAGATAGTTGCGACTTTTGAAGAACAGTTAAGACATGGGTTTATTGTTAGATCTAATAGATTGTTAAATGAATTAAACACATTTGTTTATATTAATGGTAGACCTAATCACATGAAAGGTTCGCATGATGACTCTATCATGAGTATTGCTATTGCGATGTATGCTGGTGACATATCTTTCACACAATTAAAAAGAAATGAAGAGCAGAATAAAGCTATGTTGGAATCATGGGTTCTAAGTGAAAGAACATATGAAGCAGAAACATCTCATTATTCATATGGAGGATCTTTAGATCAGATTGGGGCGATGTCTATAGATGGATCTGCAAGTAGTATGACTGCAGGTTCTCCAACAAAAAACCAATATCAACAATATTCTTGGCTATTTGGTACAAATAAAAAGGGTTTATAATGTGCTATTTTTTATTTAGATTAAAAGAATTAGTATTTATATAATATGGCAAATAACGATTTAACAATATTTCAAAGGTTAACCAAAATTTTTGGATTTGATAATAGTCCAGTAAATAACCAACCTTCGTTTAATTTTTCTAAAGAAGAGTTGTTGAAAACTGGTGATCCGGTTGAGTTTGAAAAAGCAAAATTACAAGGACAACAATCTCAATATCTGTTTGATAAATGGGCTAAGTTAGATAATTCATTATACAATCAATCAGTATATTATGAACCAAATAGGTTAGCGGCTTATTATGATTATGAATCAATGGAATTTACTCCAGAGATTTCTGCTGCGTTAGACATATATGCTGAAGAGTCAACTACGGTTTCCGAAAAGGGGCATATTTTAACAATATATTCGGAATCAGAAAGGGTTAAAAATGTTTTAATTGATTTATTTGAAAATAAATTAGACATAAACACCAATTTACAAATGTGGTCAAGAAACCTTTGTAAATATGGTGACAACTTTGTCTACTTAAAGAGCGATCCTGAAAGAGGCATTATTGGGTGCCAACAATTACCGAATATAGAAATGGAAAGATGGGAGGGCGCTCAATCTAGAACTCCTAATCAGGGTGACATAAAAACACCTATTCGCGAATTACGTTTCAGTTGGAAGAATAAGGATTTGGAATTTCAATCTTGGGAGATTGCTCATTTTAGATTACTTGGTGATGATAGAAAGTTACCATATGGTACTTCTATGCTAGACAAGATTAGAAGAATATGGAAGCAGCTCTTACTTGCCGAAGATGCAATGTTGATTTATAGAACATCTAGAGCCCCGGAAAGACGTGTGTTTAAAGTGTTTGTTGGTAATATGGATGATAAAGATATTGAACCATATGTACAACGTGTTGCTAGTAAGTTTAAAAGAGATACTGTTGTTGACCAAAGAAATGGTAACGTGGATATGCGATACAACCAGATGGCGATTGACCAAGATTTTTTTATACCTGTTAGAGATCCTGCCGCGCCAAGTCCAATTGAAACGTTGGCTGGGGCGCAAAACTTAGGTGAAATTGCGGATATTGAATATATTCAGAAAAAATTATTAGCCGCGTTGAGAATACCTAAAGCGTTTTTAGGATTTGAGGAAGTTGTTGGTGACGGTAAGAGTTTAGCGTTAATGGATATTCGTTTTGCTAGAACCATCAATAGAATCCAAAAATCAATGGTTCAGGAATTAAATAAAATCGCTTTGATTCATTTATACCTTTTGGGGTTAGAAGATGAGTTGGAGAATTTTACTTTAGGTTTAACAAACCCATCCGCGCAATCCGATTTATTAAGAATTGAACAGTGGAAAGAAAAAATTACTTTGTATAAAGATGCCACATCAGATCAATCACAAGTGGGTATTCTACCAGTTTCACATACTTGGGCTAAGAAAAATATTCTTGGTATGAGTGATAACGAAGTATTACTTGACTTACAACAACAACGCCTAGAAAGAGCTATGGGATTTGAATTAACCAATACCCAAACCGTTATCAAGCGTTCTGGTGTTTTTGATGAGGTTGATAGTAAATATGGAATACCTGAAGACGAAAGACAAAAACTAGAGGCTCAACCAGCGGGAGAGGGTGATGATATGGGAGGCGGAATGTCTACACCTCCGTCACCACCATCGGGAGGTGCAGATGGCGGCTCTGAGCCATTAAGTGAAAATAAGTTTAGTAAAATGAAATCTTTCTTAGGTGAAAGTGAAAATATTCAAGATCTTTTTAATTTAGAAAAGGCTCAAAAGAATATTTATGAAATAGAAAATAAATTGAGAGACATATTAAATGATTAAAAATGAATAAGATTGGGGTTGTTAAAAGCAAAATTTTAAAGAAATTAACCGAATCGTTTGGTTCTGGTGAAAAATCTGAAATGAAACAAATTTTATCTAAAGTTGTTACAAATAAAGATTTTAAAGAAATGTATTTGTTTTATGAAGATATTGAAAACAAATATTTTGATAATTCTGAGGTTGCAAAATTATATGTTGAAGAACTTAATTCTGTATTGAAGAGTAAATCTAAAGTACTATCAACGTTTTGTAAAGAATTAAACGAAACCCTTGGTGACATTGAATTTGAAACTAATGAACTTTATTCTTATCTGGATCAATTAACTGAAGATGATAGCTTAAGTAATTTAGACAAAAAAATTATTGCAAAAAAGAAATTGATTGAGCATTTAACAACGTCTAAAAATGTTGGTACGGAAGACAAACCAACATACACAACTAATGAAAATTTATTATACTCTGTTTTAGCTAATAACTTCAATACTCTTTATTCTGATAGATTAAATGAGAATCAAAAAGAAGAATTGAAAAATATTTTGTCTTTGAGTGATGAAGATTTAAATAAAACCGTTCCAGAATTAAAAGAAGATATTTTATCTAAGGTAAATCTAATGCTTAACGAATCAAGCGATACCGAATTAAATGGTAAATTATCATCAGTGATATCTGAAGTTAATTCTATGAATGTCACCAAATACAATTATTTTAGATTAAAGCAATTGAAGGATGGTCTTAATTAAGACCATCTTTTAATTTTTGGATATATTTCGCTTTAATTATTTGATCTCTTTTTTTAACTGAGGGTTTTACAAATTCTTGTCGACTTCTCAACTCTTGGATTTGTTTTACTTTGTGCACTTTATTTTTGTATTGTTTTAGTGCGATCTCAATACCCTTTTTAACTTCAATTATTAACATATTTTAAAAATTTTTTTATTTTATTTTGTGATTTGCATAAAAAACCGTATATTATATATACACCATAATATATGTAAAATTATGTAAAAAATTAATGAAAATTGGAAAATTTATTCCTTTGGGTGATTATAAGGAAATTAAACTAGGATATGGCACAGTTGATCACAGAAATTTAAAAACGATTTATATCAAATTAAACTCCTGGGTTAAACCAGATTCAGATAATACAGATTTTGATAAAATTATTTCATTATCTAGGAGAGAAGTAAAGGAATTAATTAGAAACAAAGATTTAGAGGGGCTTTTTAAAAAAGAATCTATTGTTGATCTTGATATAAGAACTAAGGGTATAAAGCTTGATAAACGTTCTTTTATGAATTTAGAGATTACTCTTTTTGTTGAAAATCATTTTGATGTTAAATCTTCTCAAGTTAAAAACTTGGTCAAAAATTTAGTTCACGAAGTAATTGACGTTTGTTTAACCAACAAGTGTTTATTTAATTTTAATAAAACTAAGGAATGATTTGAATTTTAGATGTATTTATACATATATTAATATATCTAAATGAAAGTATTAGGACCTAATGAAACCGGAAAGGGAATTTTAATTGAATATGATGCTGGTCACATTTCACCGGATGAGATAAAGAATAAAAATGTTATAACAGAAATGCAGAATAAGGATACCGATCAGGACTTTATTCTGTATGCTGTTTTACAAAAATTTGATACTCCCAACAAGAATGGTAGGATATATCCAGAACCACTATTAAAAAGGGAGAATACTAAGTATCAAGAAATAATTAAGAAAGGTTCGGCACTAAACGAACTAAACCACCCATCTTCTTCATTGATCGATTTAGATCGTGTCTCACACACTATTTTAGAGACTTGGTGGGAGGATAAGACCCTAATGGGTAAAATCAAACTTTTGTTGTCACCCGGATTTAAAAAAATGGGTATAGTTAGTTGCAAGGGAGACCAAGCAGCAATGCTACTTTTAAATGGTGTTACCTTAGGTATTTCATCAAGAGGTGTTGGCTCATTAAAACAAGTTAAAGGTCAAAATATAGTACAAGATGATTTTGAATTAGTTTGTTTTGATTTAGTGTCATCACCATCAACACCTGGTGCATATGTTTTTCAAGATATTAATGACAAGGAAAAATTCAACGAAACTATTGAGGAAAAACCTGTTGTTGATGATAGAATGAAAAAATTAATGGGTAAACTAGATAGTTTTTTATCAAAATAAGTAATAAAACATAAAAAAGTCTGTATTTAATATGTTGTATGTAAGATTTTTTTAAATACGTACATATTTATATAGTAAAATAAACAATCAAAATGACTGAAAAATCCATTTTAGAACAAGCGTTACTTCAAGTTAATACACTTGAGGAAGCAGTAAAGCAAAATGCAAAAGGTATACTTTCTTCAGTAATGAAAAAAGAACTAAACGAATTGCTTAAAGAATCAGAGGAAGTGGAAGAAGAGGACGACGTTGTCGAGCCTAAAGAAGAGGAATCAGAAGATATGTCAGAACAGCCTGCAGATGATGAGGCTGATGATGATAATGAAGAAATGCCCTCGATAAATGATGAACCATCAAAAGACATTGACGGTGATGACATGGCTCCAGAAATGGGCGATGACGTTCCGGGTATGGATGATGAAATGGAACCAGAGATGGATGACATGCCAGATTTTGGTGATTCGGATTCTGATGACGATATGCTTGATATGACCGGTGCTTCTGACGAAGAAGTATTAAAAGTATTCAAAGCTATGTCTGATGAGGATGGAATCATTGTAAAAAAAGATGGTGAAAACATCGAATTACAAGATGGTGACGATGAGTATATCATTAAGTTAGACGAATCTGAGGAGGAAGAAGTATCCGAAGATTGGAATGAGGAAGAAATGGCTGGGGAAGATGAAACTGTTTATGAAATCGAATTAGGCGATGACGACATGTCTGACGAAGAAATGTCCGAAGAGGAGTCTGAGGAAGAAGCTCACGAAGAAGAAGTTGGTGAGTCTGCTCGTTCAAAGGCTTTTGGTCAAAAAGGTGGATTAGAATCTAAGAAAATTTTCGCAGCTGGCCGCAGAAATGAATCAATCAACGAAGAGTTACAAACTTTGAAAAAACAAAATGATGAGTATAAGAAAGCTCTAGTGTTGTTTAAAGATAAGTTAAACGAAGTTGCTGTATTCAATGCGAATCTTGCTCATGCAACAAGATTATTTACAGAACACACAACAACAAAACAGGAGAAAATGGATATTTTGAAAAGATTTGATACCGTTTCTACTATAAATGAATCTAAAAATCTTTTCACATCAATCAGAACAGAATTGACTTCTAAAAAGCCAGTTACTGAATCTGTAGCACAAAAAATCTCATCAACGCCTTCTAGCTCATCTTCACAAGAGATGTTATCTGAGTCAAAAGCATATGAAGCACCTCAGTTTAGAAGAATGAGAGATTTAATGAGCAAATTAAAATAATAATAAAAAAAAATAAAAACAAAAAAACAAATAAAATGGGAGCATTATTAGAATCAGGTATGGTTGGTAACATCGGTCTTAAGCACCTTCGTGTTATCAAAGAAGATACCATTAAAAAATGGGATGATTTAGGATTCCTAGACGGTCTTGACGGCCATCAAAAAGATAATATCGCGCAGTTGTATGAAAACCAAGCGTCTTATTTGATCAACGAAGCAGCAGTTTCTGACGCTTCTGGATCATTCGAGACAGTGGTATTCCCTATCATCCGTCGTGTATTCTCTAAGTTGTTAGCAAACGACATCGTATCAGTACAAGCAATGAACTTACCAATTGGTAAATTGTTCTACTTTGTACCTAAAATTCAGGATAGAAATGCTGGTGCACACTATCAGCCATTCGGTATGCCAGGTAACTCTGACGCAGCTACTGCTGGTTATGGTGACAGCGCAAAGAACCTTTATGATCGTTTTTATGAGTCTTCTGACGCAAATGATCAAGGTTTATTTGATTATTCAAAGGGTGCTTTCACGACAGTTGAGGCTAACCCACACGGATTTGTTACATTCTCAAACGGTGTAGCAAGTGAAACTACTGCAGCTCAAAGTGGCTCAAGTGTTTCTAGTTTGATCGTTGTTCTTACTGGTTTCAGTAAGGATGGTCAAGGTAAGATGATCGGTGCTAATGGTAACCTTATGGATACTGAAGAATTCTTAGCATCTCTTCAAGTTGAAGTTACTGGTAACACTACTGCAAACAACGGTGTTAAAAATTTCAACGTTGTAACTCAGAAATATGGTAAAGGTATTGTTGAGTATGGCGCAAAGAGTGGATCTGGTCTTAGCAGATATCATGACATTTGTGATGAAGAAGGTAAAATCTACTTAAATGTTGATTTGGAAAGCTATAGCAACACAACAGGTTTTGCTGCTGCTGACTTTAGTTCTAACGACTTAGCTTTAGCTAACTTCAAAGTAACTTACAGAACATATGAGACTTTGGAATTTGAAGACAACATCGGTGAAGTATCATTTGATCTTGCTTCAGTTACAGTTTCTGTTACTGAAAGAAAATTAAGAGCTAGCTGGTCTCCAGAACTTGCTCAGGACGTATCTGCGTTCCACAACATCGATGCTGAAGCTGAATTAACAGCTTTATTATCTGAGCAAATCGCTGCTGAGGTTGACCGTGAAATTTTACGTGACCTTAGAAAAGGTGCTGCTTGGACAGCTAAGTGGGATTATAATGAGTGGAAGTATGGTGCAACTGGAAACACCCCATATGTAGGATACACTCAAAAAGACTGGAACCAAACATTGATCACTAAGATCAACCAGGTTTCTGCTCAGATTCATAAATCTACTTTGAGAGGTGGTGCAAACTGGATCGTTGTTTCTTCAGAAGTTTCTGCGGTATTCGATGATTTGGAATATTTCCACGTATCAAACGCTCATCCAGAGCAAGATCAATACAACATGGGTATCGAAAAGATCGGTACACTTGCTGGACGTTATCAAGTATTCCGTGATCCATACTTACCAGCTGGTAAGATCCTTATTGGTCACAAAGGTAAGTCATTATTGGATGCTGGTTACATCTACGCACCATATGTACCTTTACAGTTAACTCCAACAATGTACAATCCATTCAACATGACACCAATCAAAGGTATCATGACAAGATACGCGAAGAAAATGGTTAACAACCGTTACTTCGGTCTGATCAACGTAAGTGGATTGCAAACATTTGATCTTAACACTTTAAGATAATCTTAAGTTAGGTTAATATAAAAAGCCCTCGAGAAATCGGGGGTTTTTTTATTTTTATATGTCACCAAAATTTTTTATATTTGTATTATGTCTGAGATGGATTATAGTAAGTTAAGATTAGATGTCCTTGAAAAGTTAATACATTCTAGAGGTATTGAATGTAAGATGAAAAAGGATGAAATGATTAAAATGCTAAAATTATATGACGAGGGTAAGTATATTGAACCCATGAGGGAAACCATACAAACTAAAGATGATGGTGGATTTTCAATTGGTGTTGATATGAGGAATCGAGAACATTTACTTCAGATAAGTAAACTGCTTGAAAAAAAAGATGCTAAATCGTTAAATAGGTTCTCAGAAGATAGAGTTTGGTATTGGGCCCCGCAAAAATTAATTTAATACTAATTACGAATTTTTTTAATCTTAACAATTAGGTCACCATCACCTTTTAAAATTCTGTGGTATGTTCCTTCTGGAATAAAAATAGATTTATTTTTTTCTATTTTAATTGGTAATTCATTATCCATTTGGAATAACCAATTGGTGTCATGTTCACAAAAAACAATACGATCTTCTTCATCAAAATGCCACTTTAATTCAGATTCATTAACATTTTGAGAAAAAGTTCTTTCATATAACTCACTTGTCTTTATTTCTGAAAATGGTAAATGATTCATATTACTTTCTTTGATGAAGGGATTCTTTAATTAGATCCCAAAAATGTTCGTAAACCAATTTTTTATTCTCTTTGGTTATTTTTAATACACGATTCTCCACATTACCTTCAGCAAACGCAACAACATCTTCAGTGTATCCAACATGTTTAACTTGGTCTTGTGTGAATAAGGCGATACTTTCGTCAGTTGTCTCTGCGCTATCTTCATTAAATTCTAGATAAGAATAGTAACCATCTTCGTCACCATCTTCCTCAGGAGTATGATATCCTTGTTGATATGCTATATCTATATCGTCAAAATATATTATATAATGAATATTCGTCTCAAGGTCTTTTACTAATGCATATACATCATATGTTGCAATATTTCTAAAATGTATTTTTACTTTATCTAAATCACTATCCCTAAAACCATATTCTTCGTCGCCATAATCTGGGGCATCGTCCCATCCTTCAACTATATCTAATAATTTCATTTTACCAAGGATTTGAGGATTTAATACCAAGAGCTTTGCGGTATCTAGAGATATTACAACTCCAATATCCTGCCGTTGTTCTATCTTTTTTCTGATCACATCTGTGTCTTGCTCTAAATGATTTAGCAGCTTTTTTATTTGAGCTTCTAATCTTTAGATTTGGATCACCAAACGTAACTTTTTTAATATTCCCCCCTGGAGTTTTTACATACACCGCGAATTTCTTAGGTCCACCCGGAGTTCTAAATGGTTTATTTAATTTTACGTTACGACCTCTATGTTTCGCCTCAACTAAATAATTTTCCTCACCATCAATAAAGGGAATATCTAAATAAACTTCTTCTCCTTCGTAGATACCGGTTTTACCAATATCTGTTGACAGTAATTCTAAATCGTCACCGAAAAATTCTACAGCACCGCTTTCTTTTAAAATTCTGGATTCATTATATATTTTAAAAAATTTTTCAGAATAAACTCTATAAACATTTTCACATATTGGTAAATTGTTTTCAATATGATATGTTATTGATTCAGAGATCTTTACCCTACTTTCATTTAATTTTAATTTGGGCCCAGAATTGGTGTTTTTTAATTCATTTATTACATTTAATGCAATTGACGCAATTTGATCTTGATTAAAATTTATTGTACTTTCATCAAATCTTGCAAACGTGGGCTTATTACCCTTACCGGATTTAGGTTCTTTTTTTTCAGCGCGTCTTTTTTGGGACGTCATTGCTTTTTTTTCTTTCTTATCATAAGAAGAAGCAACTTTGGGTGTTTCTTTTGAAACTTTTTTAGATGGCCTACATTTTGGATATGACTTACCATCGGCGCTTTTTCTACCGCATGGTGGGTGTTTACCACCAACTTTTTTAGAAACATCTACCCATTTTTCTTTAAACCATCTCCTGAGATCTTCTTTCAAAACATCACCTGTCATGATAGATTCTTCAATATATTTTAAATCCTCTTCGTTTACAAGTATTTTCATTGAACTATTTTTTACATTTTTTCCATTTACCGCCTTTTGATTTGTAGTTTTTTGCGGCCCAGCCATTTGCATATGCTGATGGGTAAACTTTAAATTTTGATTTAGCAGCTGCTTTAGATGCCGCCCATTTTGCAGGATCGGTAGGGCAATTTTTACTTTCGTCAATTTCCTCCATTTCATTTAGTTGCTCGTCACTACCACAACGAGAGGTTATAAACCCAGCAACTTCTTCAACATCGTCTTTTGATGTGGCAATATGGTCACCAGCCCAAGCGTGTTCACCAGTAACACATTTTGGAAAATCTGGGTGATTTTTCATACTTAATATTTTTTCAATATTTTCTTTCATTAGAACTAGGTTTTGTAAAACCATATAAGTTCCTTTTTCATGGATGTAATCTTCTTGCTTGTTCTCGGTTAAAGTACGAAGATGTTTTTTTATCACGGCTTCTAGTTGCATAATATATAAATGTTTTATTTTTCTGAGACAATCTCAAACTTTATTTCGTTATTATAATAAATGAACTCGTTGTGAGTCTTACCTTTAATCTCTAAGAAATATTCCCTAGGTATAAATATCGACGTGTCTAGCATAAACGAATTTTCGTTTGTAACGTCTAATTGTGTCCAGTCAAAAATATTTACATTGGTTTTACCTTCTTTAATATAAATTCTGTAATAAACCTCCTCGAATAACTCACTTTTAGGAACATCAATTGATCTAAAATTGATGGTTATTTTTCTAAGTTCACCCCTTTTAATTTTTTCATTTAACCTAATACCGAAAAATTGAACAGAATATCTCTCCAACTCCTTTTGATTTTCACCAACGCTAAATTTGGAAGAATATGGTTTTGGAACGAATTTTTGTGTAGCGTTACTAATTGATACATCATCCAAGCTAATCCCTTTCCATACATCATAATAGAATCTCTTACCATCACATAACACCCCATCTAAGCCAAAAGTTATCTTGTATACACCTTTCCTAACCTTAATTGATTGGAGGTCTCCTAGGCCCGTTATAACGTTACCAGAAGCGTCTTTTATGTCTACTGTTGGTAAAGTATCCAAATCATAAAAATTAGTTCCTTTTGTGACGTATAGATATAAATTTTGATCCATTTTTTCGATAAAATTTTGTCTATTATCATCAATTCTGTCTTCAAAAACACTCTCGACGAATGGTTCAAAGAATGTTTGCGTGTATTTTGTAAAAAATGCTACTGATTGGTCAACCTCGCTTTCAATATCTTGATAAAGTACTGCGAAAGCTAAACCTAAACCATGGTTAGTATTACCGGATATAATACCATTAACATAACTTGTTATATCTGCAACCAAATCTTCATTTCCATTATCAAAATGAACAGTCGTAATGATATCTGGAGAAGTGCTATAAACCCCTTCGGACGTCCACTCATTTAACGTGGTCCTGTTAAACCAGTTGGATGGTCGTTCATCAAACGTATCATTTCCACTAGTGAAATCAAAGACTGAGTCTTCATAATCAAAACCAACCCCCTCGTCCCAGAATTCATTGATTTTAAAAACAATCAAATCAAAGGATGTTGTTCTATCTCTACCTCTACCATTTTTTTGTCTAAGTAAAGATTCGTCACCAAATATGGTGTTTGTCATTTTTAAATAGTGTCTAGTGTTACCATCTAAAACGTAATCACCATTATCTATTTTTGAAATTAAATCGGTGAAATCCACCTTAAAAAGAAATTTTGAGAAGGTAGAGCCGTATATAAGTTCGGTATTAGGATTTTTAGCGGTATTAACCTGAGAATCCTTTAAAATAGTGTTATTTTTTTCAAAATAAGAACGAAAATATGACATCTTTTTATTTAATAAATATCAAATTAATTTATTCTTATCGAATTATTTAACATATCTTGTTTGGCTCTTTCTATTAATTTTTTTAAGGTGTCTATTGAAGACTCGAAGTATTTGGGTGGGGTCAATATCCCATGCTTATGGTTTAAAAGAATTAAGGTTATTAATTCCAGAATTTCCACTAATTTTTCCCCTCTAACGGTTGCAAAAGTGTTTGGTAGAATTCTTAACAAATAGTCTTCTTGAGTATATTCATACTTATTTAAAGCAGAGAAATCAACCTTTTTACCATCAACACCCGGATTTGTTTGGGCTAGATAAAATATGTTATCTGCTGTTATCGCACCAAATGTTTGATCAACATCACTAATCGTCTTTAAATATGGTACTTTTTTAGTTATTGGGGTTTGAGGGACATTTAATGATGTCGGGCTAAAAACTAATCCGTATGTAATTCTACTATAATAGAAAACTTTTTCTAGGAATGTTGACGAATTTGCTGTTAGTCTAAACGATTTTCGTGGCCTAAAATAAAATGGATGGGCGTATTGATCTCCTAATGAAAGATCAATTACATTTAACTTTTCTCTATCCATTTTAGAAATAAAATCTCTAACTAAGATATATGCTTCTTGTAATTTATCCGTGGATTCTAACGTAATTGTTTTGTTGTATATTAACAAACTCGTATTGTTATCAATTTCACTATCTACACCAAAAATATCTGTTTTATATTTTTCACCAAAACTTTGTTTAATCAGATAGATGTAATATGTTAAAGTTGTTGGTGATGTTGGATTATCCAGTTCATATTCAAATAGGTGTTTAATATCTGTTCTAGGCACACTATTGTCAATAATTTCTTTAGTGTCAAGTGCAACTGTTTCTGGAAATTTTTTAAGTGATAATTTTGCGTGTTTTTTTGAGAAGTAGGGATAATTTAGAAGTTCTTCTTTTTTATCTTCCTTTGCGGTATTTTTATCTATTAATGTGCCTGCTCTCAATTGAACTCCGTGTTCAGTTAAAATTATATCTGAACCATAGTTACTACTTAATGCAATATCCTCTATTTTAGGAATCGCACCAACTGATTCAGCTCTTCTAAAACCATCTTCACTGAAAGTTTTTTTAAACGCAATACTCCTACTATCTGTCACAAATGATTTAATATCAGGAGTCTTTTCACTTCTTTGACCGAATGTTGTTTCAGTTATCTGTTGGTCCATTACTTGGCCACCATAATTATGTGGGGTTGTAAATGGCCCGGCAATGTATTCCTGATTTTGTAAATCTTTTTCACTATCATACCTAATGATTTTAATTGCTTGACCTTCTTTAGGTATAATATTGATGTGGTTTGGCAAGAACGGGGTATAGACAAATGGATCGTCTTTAGACCACTGTTTAAAATTGGGGACTGAGTTAGCTCTTGTACTATCTAACTCGTCAATATTTGTGGCTCTGATTCTACCGAAACCTCTAGGGTCTCGATTGTCAATACATTTACCAATTTCAATTATTTTCATTTTGTTCTTTTATCCAATTCTTTATTAATCTTATCATATAAGACTTCAACAGATTCTAGGTGCCTGGTTAGATCAATAATTATTGTTTTTGTTTGTTCAAATTCTTCAATTAAAAAATCCCTACTTTCAACAAGTAATTTATTGGGAACATTTTCGCAATCATTTGCAATTTCTACAATTTTATTTTTATCCATATTACGTAACTTTTCCATGCGCTTTAAGTAAACCGGGAACAATTACCGCGGCACCACCTAATGGTGCAACTGGTATGCTACCACCATCTAAACTAACTTGAACAAACGAATTTTGATCCATCTCTTGTTGGTGACCCTTTACTATTGAGGATACAAATGGTATGATGTTATTTTCTTGACCAAATATGTCTCCGGTTTGAATACCATTGGCCTCAAGAAATTCGCCGATATTCATTATCGCCCTATTTTCGCTATATCCTGGTAATCTTTTTGATAATTGTAACAATAGACCAGGTATTTTCTGGCTCACACCAACTCTTAAAGAATTCAATAAAGATAATATTGCGTCATAAAATTCTGAACACGATTTTATACCAACAAAAGGCAATAGTGCGGTTAATATATCTATTAAGGCTTTAACAATAATTAAATAACGCTTTTTAGAATTTTTTAAAATTTTAACTGCCAAATCCTTTAATATCCTTGCCAATTCTGGTTTAATCCTCACCCAGAAAACTGTTAAGAATTTATTGAAAATATCTTTTATTACATTAAATAAAAATTTACCAATATTTTTTATAAGTGTTACAACAGAAATAAATAAACTTGAACTAACAGCCTTAATAACCTTCCATAAAACTGCTATTGGGAAGAATATTTTTGGTGAAAATATGCTGGATATCAATGCTTTTGGTAAATCTTTCATTGATTGAAAGTCTAGACTTGCTAAAAACTGGGGGAAAGGAATTGATTGATTGTTGTTGTACGCATCCTTAGCCACTTTAGCTAATGCATCATTATATTCCCTAGTAATGTCGTTTCTAGTGCTGGCAAAAAAAGCAAATTCCTCAACAATAGTTTGGTTTACTGGTAAACTATAATTATTACAATCAACAAATCTAAGAACTTTCTCATATCTAGAATTTTCGTCGTCTAAGTCAATTCCTTCGACATCATCGAAATCAAAAAATGCGCTTAGATCAAGTTCACCTTCATTAAATTGGTCTGCGGGATTTTGTTTTAAGTCGTCATTAGATGGTGGTGGGCACACCGCGCATATTTTATTTATGACTCTCATTAATTTATTTAAATTGATGTCGTAATTTGAATTTGTACTATTAATTCCACCAGCAGGTACCAACATTGACATACTATTTTTTAATATGTCTGAGATATCAGGAAATTCTATTGTTTCATAGTATTTGCTAACAAATTCATCAATACTTGCCCCAGTTGAGCCTGTTAATCCACTTAAATTAAAAACTTGATTTGCACCATCCCATTGCATAGTGAATAAATCTGTTTCGTCTGTTGATGTAAACGTATATGGTGAACCATCAAAGTATTCAAAAAAAACTTTATTCATTTTAACCTTGTCACCAGTTTTAGGACCTTCATAAATAATCTTACCAAGGCCAGATTGTGGATCGGTTTGTAATATATCTAAATAATCAAATTCTTTTGGTGAAAGGGTTATTGAATTGGTGTCTATTGCAGTGTTTGTTCCGCAACTAAGGTCGCTATCACTAGAAAAAAATAGTTTTCTTACGTTATCTAAAAATATTGGTTTTACTGAATTCGATGTCTCCTTAATTGATTCTCTGGTGATTCTTTTTATCATGCTTTCACCATTTTGAAGTCTTTTAGGTAATATCTTGTCAAAATCTCTAGTTATTTTATCAAATATATTATCTGTATTTGGTAACTTTTTTTTTAGATCTGACGAATATGCGGTAAGAGTTGATGATATTTGGTTTTGGAAATTTTCAATTGAGTCGTCGGCGTTATCTAATATATTCTCAATACCAACTTTAGTATCATTGGCTTGTTGTATTGCTTTAAATTTTGACCTTACCTCTTTTTGTTTACTTTTTAAATCAACCATTATAATGTGTATGTTTTACCTTCAGGTTCTTGTTTATCATCACCACCCATTAATTTCTCCAATAGATCTCTGTCCTCATCTGTTAATGACATTTTACCTGGTGCAAATTTACCATCAGAACCAGCACCTTTTTGTATTAAGGTATTTTGTATTTTTACTAAAGATATTTTCTTTTCAGTACACTCATTAAGAATTTTTTGCTGTTCTTTAATTACTGGGCCAATAACCGACATGTCCTCAGATTCTTTCATGAACGAAAGCATTTTTTTCATGATCAATGTTGCGGTGTTTTTTTGTTCAACAATGTCATTATAAATCTCTTGCATTAAGGCTAATGCCGAATCTGTGTCTAAACTTAAATTTTTTCTAGATGTCCTCATATTAATAAATATTTTTAATCTAAAAATCTACCCAAAACACCGTCATATAAGTTTTTATACTTTTTGAGTGATATTCGTATCTCCTTTGTTGACAAAGATGTCATTTCTCTAAGAGATAGTAAAATAAGATTCTTATTGAATTTGTTACCATCACCAATTTGGAATATTTTTTCAAAATTGCTAAAAATCTCAAGTAGAGCATAACCTAATTTTTTTTCATTTTCAGTGAGCTCTTCCTGCTCAATAAAATCCTCTAATTTTTGAGATAGTTGTGTGATTACGTCGCCATAATCAATAAAACTCGCATCAATTGTGTAAGAAAAATCAACTCTAGATTCAATATCTTCGGAAATATCTTCATATGAGATACTTCGATTAGTTTCTTTACTATCTTTTTGTATGGCCCCCATTAAGTAATTCTTACATATGGTACCAAAATAAGAATATGCTTTATGGTTTTTTGTGTGATCAAATTTATTGATCTTGGTTATTAAAAAAGACATGGTGTCGGTATGAATTTCTTCAAATTCCATGTCTTTTCTATATAATTTGTAACGTCGAATTATTGATTCGACCATTATTACTAGGGGTTCTCTTAAATATTCATTGAATATCTTATTTCTTTCTGCTTCATCACTACTTTCTAGGTAATTGACTACCGCCTTTTCTTGATCCTCCCCAAAATAAACTTTTTGGGTTCGTTTTCTAGGCATTAAACATCATTGTATTTTACATCTCGTTTATTATTGAAAAAAAATTCTTTTTTAGCTGTTTCTACCCAGAATTTCGCTTCGTTTTCTTTTAATTTATTTGTTTCATCATTTTTATATAACCAGAAAAGAGAATCTTCTCTTAAATTAACGTGTCTATATCCGATCTTAGGGACGATGACAATTTTTACACCGTTGTGTGTTAATCTCAATAACAATTCGTAACCAAATGTTAGTTTTATATTGTCTTTTAGACCTCCATTATCTAAGAATGTTTTAGTTTTATATAAACCACCACTGATTTGATAATTTTGATACTCCATCAAAACTTCGTTATCTAAAATACCTTGTGTTTCCGAGAAACCATACGCCCAAACAGATTCATTTGTGTAATTGGTGAACGTACCCTCCACATTAACATCTTTTACAATAGGTAATATAACCTCAGCATCCGGATGTTCTGTCATGTATTGATTAACAACTTTCAACCATGTTTTTTGATATTCGTCATCAACTTCTAGAATTGAGAACCATTGAGTGTCACAAGCTTGTGCACCAAGATTAATTTGATTGCAGAAATTTGAATCTGAATTATGAAAATGGTGAGTAATTTCTAACTTTTGTCCTAAATCAATTTTTAATAAATCTTTCTTAATTTTTTCTGGAGCAACAATTAATAATTTTACATCATTATAAAACTCCTTTGCTGACTCAACTGCAGCTAATAACATTTGTTTATAATCTTCGTTGACCCTATGGATCGGTAATATGATTGTTATATTTTTCATACAGTTTCTTCTGTTTTTAATTTTTCTAAACCTTTAGTTATAACCTCTTTTCTTTTTGAATTAAATGATTCGAAAATATTTAAGACATTATTTTTAGTTATTTCTTTATCATATGGTAAAAGGGTTTCTTTCATTTTAGTTTTTACTTCATCATTTAATTCAACACCTTCTAACCATGCAACACAATATGTACCAAGTAATTCAATCAATTTACTTTCGTCATATGTCCAGAAACCATTTTCAGACAACCAATCTGGCTCGGTCATTGGGATCTTACCAATAACTGGAACACCACACTTCATAGATTCTAACGGGAATGTCCCAAATGTACTATCATCATCAACCCAAACAGAAACAAAACATTCTTTAAGACCATTTGCGAATTCTTCATTTGTCATTTGAACCATATCTCTAAACGTTACCCATCTTAGTTGAGGGTATTTTAAATAAAATTCAGAAATTAATTTTCGATGAGTAATTCTATCTCTACAACTAATTGCAATGTATGGTTTTGCTGTAGTTTCTGATTTTACAAAATAATCCTCAATGATGGGTGGAACAACAAATATTAGTGCTTCTGGAAAATATTCTTGTAGATATTTTTTTGTTGCAGTGGTGGTTGTAATAATTTTATCAAAACCATAATCAGAGAATTTACTACCGATTGGTAGCGTTTCATACATATATTCTTTTTGCTGTACTAACATAATTTTCGTACATCTAACGTTTGCCAGTTGCTGTAACACATTGGCATATTGTTCTGGTACAACTAATACATCATCAATTTTCATTTCAACACGATCGTCCTTAATTGACACAACCGGTATTGAATCGTACTTATCACCTAACCATGTTTTAACACCTTGATAGCTTTTATCTTCGGAAAGAATTTTGGCATCATAACCAGATTCTCTTAGGATTAATGCCATATCATATATGTGTTTTACGGCGGCTCTTGCGTTACCTTTAGTATCATAACATAAAAAATAAATTCCATTCTCTTTGGAATCTATTCTACCTAAAGCATCTTGTAACTTTTCAATGTTTTTTATTTTTTCACTCATATTAATCGTTTTCTTCTTTTATTATTCCGTAGCGATAAAGGGTATTAAATGCGAGGTTAAAAGACAATGAACCACTCTTCCCTTTTAATGATGATAATACATCATCTTCCGCCTCATCTTCAAATTCATCTAAGATTCTATCAACCATCATTTTTATTATTTCATATTTGAAGATGTTAATCTCATTAACTTCTTTACCATCTTCATCCTCAACCGTGCTACCGGTCCTACATTTATCTATAATACCGTCAATATCAAGATAGTAGCTATTGTTTACAAAATTAGGCATCTAATAATTTTTGGGTTTCTTCGTTTATTACTATAATATCATTTTCGATATTAATATCACTTAATTTATGTATTATTTTCTCATAAGTAAAGTGCTGATTATAATTGGTTGCAAATAATATAAATTCCTTATTTTCTGGTTTATGTTGTAATACTTTTTCAGAATCACTTATCCATAAATCAGCTTCCAACCATTCTTTTTCGATTTCATCACTTCTAATAAACTTAACATTATTAACCATGAAACCATTTCTAGACAAGAAAAAAAATGTTGATGGCCTAGCTTTACCTAACTCATCCAAACCAACTAAACAAATCTCATGATCTTTGTGATGGTGAACTAATCTATTTAAATCATTATTTACATTGTTATAACTTACTGGGGCATGGCCATACAGTTCCATTGGATATTCGATATATTGAAAATAATCCTCCTGTTCTTTGGATTGAAATAGGAAATGGTTAGTTAGATTTTTATTCGTTATTGGCTCGGTTACCTTATATTCAAAAGTATCACCATTATCTTCGTCCACATTTATAAACGCATTTTCATAATGATAATGGTAACGATTTATAAAATTACGCAAAACCCCATCTATTGATATGTATACTTTCATAATCAAAAGATAGGGTTTTTAAAAAATAAAGTAAATAGATGTTTATTCGTATCTATTTAGAATTTCACTAATAATTGGGTTTCTAACAATATCTTGGTTACCAAATTCAAATACACCAATTCCTTTCACACCATCTAACCTTTTTTTGGCGTCGTATAAACCAGATTTGGTTTTATCTTTAAATTTATCAGATTGTTCTAAGTCACCAGATAGGAAGAATTTAGAATTAAATCCAATTCTTGTTAGTAGTAATTTTATTTGTGCTGGTGTTGCGTTTTGTGCTTCCTCAAATACCAAAATTGTGTTATCAACATTCCATCCTCTCATATATGCTAAAGCAGCAACCTCAATGAATCCCTCATCTTTTAGCTTTTCTCTAGCATCTTTGCCAATAATTTTATTTAATAAGTAGTATGATGGGTAAATGTATGGATCAAGCTTTTCTTCCAATCCACCAGGCAGTGATCCAAGTTTTTCTTCGGCTTCTACAGCTGGTCTAACAATAATAATTTTTTCATATTTATTATCTTCCTCCCACAATAAATCTATAGCCCTTTTCATTGCTATATATGACTTACCAACACCCGCTGGGCCAAAGCATAAGGTAATTTGGTTGTCCCCAAGTATTTTCCAATACTCTTCTTGTGATTGTGTTAAAAATTTTTCTTTTGGTTTTTTTATTAATTCTCGAATTCTCTCTTTATGTGGTGTCTTTCTTACTTCAACTGTCGCGGATTTACCTCTAGATTTTATCAAGTCTTTAATTTTTAATTTTAGTTTATTTCCTTATAAATATCATTTAATTCCACTAGAATTAAACCCACCATCCCCTCTTGATGTTTCATTTATGTTATCAGTTTTAAGTAATACTACCTTACCCTCACCGTATACTGGTGCAATAACCGCTTGTGCAATTCTATCACCTTTAACAATTTTAAATGGCTCTTGCCCTAAATTAATTAATGGAATCTTGACTTCACCGCGGTAATGGCTATCGACAGTGCCTGGACTATTTAAAACTGTTATTCCGTGTTTTATAGACAAACCACTTCTTGGCCTAACTTGTATTTCCAGCCCTTTTACTAATTCAAAATATAGACCGGTTGGTACCAGGAATCTTTCACCAGGTTTTAATATTAAATCCTCGTCAATATCTGCTCGTAAATCAAACCCGCTATCTCCATCATACGCAAATTTAGGATCTTCGTTTGTTGATTTATTTATAAATTTCACAGAAATTTTAGACATTTCTTCTTGTTGTGCTAACCTTATTTCCTGGTCTAATTCTTCTAATGTTAAATTAATTTCGCCAGCTAGGTTTTCATCAATACTATCACCATCTTCTCCAGATAATAATAGTCCCTCGTATTCTTTTAATTTTTTTAAAATTTCATTAAGATTGTTTTCCATATTTTTCTTCAATTAATGCTAGTTCAAACCCCTGTTTTAGAATTTGACTTATTATCGATGAATGCCATTTAGCCATCTTATCATCACCATCTTTATCTGTATTTAAAATAGCTTGATATTCATCTTCAGCGAGATTTACCCCATATTTTATTGCGTAATAAACACTTCTTTCACCAATTCTCATGGCCACACCATTAATATCACTATACACATATAGTTTACCTTGGTTTAATCTATGCCATTCGCTAGGATTCTCTTTGTATAAAAATACCTTACCTATTTGAGATAGGAAAGAGGTTTTAATTAATTTTTCTTTAGGGATTTTTATTTTTTCCGGTATCAGATCGTTTAAAAGCAAACAATATTTACATACTTTGATTAAATGGTCTAGTAGACCTCCGGGGTAACAGCCGTATAAATCGGTGCTAGGTGAAGCAGGGGAGATATAGAAATTCTCCCCCAAAAATGCTTCTAATTCGCTAGAGAAGATGTTATATTCTTCATTAACTTCTTTAAATTTTTTTTTATTTTTCTCTAGCTTGTCTAATGAAATCATTGTTACTTATAATATTCCGGAGTATTTTTTCTATCAATAATACATTCAATAGGCATTTTAGAGATAGAGATACTTTCGCTCGATCGAACGTCTCCCGCACGATATTTTGATGCAACAATAGTTGCTTCCTCAACGGAATCCGCTTCAAGGATGTACTTCATTTTTTGGAGTCTTGGGTTACCATTTCGATCCATTTGTTCGGTTTCATAACCGATTGTTACTAGGTAGTGCATAATTTTATTTTTTAAATGTTTATACTAATATATGGAAATAAAATTAAAAAACCAAAACCGATTGATTAATTAATGTTTTTAAAAACTCTACCCTATTTTTAGAAACGTTTTTTAGTGAATATTTGTCTTTTACGGTTTCATACAACCTGTTACCAAGGTCTTCAATCATATTAGGGCTTTCAATCAATCTTTTCATGTGTTTTCCCCATTCTTTGTGATTTTTTCTTGGTAGAACTAATAATGAATTACCATTATTGTTATACTTTCCCTCATCTACCGCGGATACCAAAATATCGCTGTATGGTTTAACATCGCTCGCGATAATTGCTTTTTTGTGAAATCCAGATTCTATCACCTTTAATTCTGATTTACATGAATTAAAAAAACTTTCAACAAGTGGTGCTAAAGAAACATCAAAATGGTTATAATTAAATGCATATTTGTTTATTTCTTGTGTCCACCTCCTCACATATGTAGTGTCAGTATTTGGGTAATCTAACTGTGTATAACCTAATAAATAATTTTTATGATCATCACCAACATATTTGTAATTTGATGTGAAAATTTCTTCATATCTAGCCCAAACAGTTTCTTTTGGTTGTATGGGTCTTTTTCTAATTTGACCTGTCTGTCTGTCGATTTCATTGATTGTTCCTCTGGTATCAAAACCACACAACACAAATTGAGATTTATCTTTGTGTGTATTAAGTGTGGTATCAATCCCGGGTTTTAAAAGTTCAATATCATATAGGTGACTAGATCCACCTAACCAACCAAATCGAACCCTATTTGATTCTAATTTGTTTGGTTTGAATTGTGGTTCGTTCTCATCAATGGCATTTGGAAAAACTATAATATTTTTTAAGTTTAACTTAGTTCGTATTTCCTTTGCAAATAACTCTGTTGTACATGTGATATAATCAACAGATTTTAATAATTTAACCTTCGACTCTGGTAGCTTACTATTTTTTAATTGATTAAACATCGGGTGTCTTTGGTCGACATTCCAATAATCATCAATATCCATAACCACCTTCACACCTTTATTTCTTAGCCAAGCAATTCTCTCTAAATTTCTTTCTACGGGTAATTTGTGTATGAAACTATGAAATACAACTACATCATAGTCGTTAAAAATTTCATCTCTATCGTCAACATTAAATACGATGTCCACGTGAACATCTTCTGAAAAATTATTACCAATAAATTTATATGGATCTAGAATTCTATATTTTCCTACACCATGGTTATCAGATGGTATGGCTAAAACTTTTACTTTTGACATAATTTTTATATTATATCAAATGATAAGGAAAAAAAAATTAAATGAGAAGTCTATTTGGCTTTATTTACGCCGGTTATCTTTCCTTTAAAAATAGAATCACCAACTTTTAACACTAGATTCTCATTAATACTTGCTGTTTGTTGAGCCGAAAGAATTTGATTTAATTTTTCATCCATTACTTTCCTAACGGTATTCTCAATTAATACAGCAATTGCATTCATATCAAGCGATTGTGTTGATGTTGTTTGTTGTGATGGTCTTTGTTGGGGTTGTTGTTTTGGTTTAGACAAACCTTCTTGTTCCATTAATCTTTTAGCCCCCTTCATAAAATCCATGTCTAACGATTCACTTAAAGATATTTGTGGGATTGGGTTATCGATCATAGCTTTTTTTATTGCATCTGGTAGTTTAGAGTTTTGTATCTTATCTACTGGAACAGGTCTTGCAGGTTGTTCTCTATATGGAATGTCTTGATCTGGTGCTGAAAATGCTGCCTCACTTACGTTACCCCTTTCAAAGTTACCAGAATCAACTTTATTCATAACTTTTTTGGCCTGTGCTAATTTTTGCATTAAATCGTTGGAACTAATTGGTCCGCTTACTAATTGTGACATATTGATAAATATATTAATTGTATATTATAAGCTTTTTAACTCTATTAATAAACCCTTCATTTAGATTATATCTATCAGAATCTTTTTCTGGTTTTTCTTTAGGTTTAACTTTTGGTAACTCTTCAGAAGATTCTGGTTCATCTGGTTTACCAGGAGTCTTTGTTGGCTTTTTAGTTGGTGTCGGGACAATTATATCTAAGTCTTTTTTCTTTGTTGAAACTCTACTAGTAAATTTATTTATTTTTGATTTGTCTTCTGGATTAACATCTTTACCAATGTCACCAATTGTATCTGCAATTTTCGTTAGTAAATCGTCTTTCTTTTTATTTAAAGATTTTAATTGATCAACGTATTTTATTTCTTCTGGAGTATTTTTTGTTCTTTTATAATCTTCTAGGCTCTTTTGAATGTCTTTTTCCACTTGTTCTAAGTCAGAGTCGAAAGATTTTAATTGAGAATCAATATCTCTAGTTTGTTTTGTTATTGTTGGTGGCTTTGTTGGTTCAGCCGGTGCTGGTTTAGCCTTTTTTGTATCCCCAATCTTTGGCTTTGGTGGAGTTTGTGAAAAATCGGTGCTTACGTACGTAACACCCATAGACTTATCATCCCCACCGCCGTTATATTTTTCTCTAATTGTATTGAATGTTTCATTTTTCAATACTTGAACATTAGACATTCTTGATGCTAAAAAAGTTCTCCAACCATAATTAGATTTTTCATTTCCTACTTTAGTTGGGGTACCTCTTTTAGAAGCAGATGGATCATCAATATATGCCCTAACAAGTAAATTACCAGTATTTTTATGTGAACCTAGGGCAACCGCTTCAGCTTTAACTCTGTAACCAGCTTTAACACTTTTTTTCTTCGGTTTTCTTGGGCCACTATAATAAAAGGTGATCGGATGTCTATTAACAATAGCATCAACTAATACCTTATTTCTACTGACTTTTAAAATAGGGTAATCCTGTTCTTCAAGTATTTCTTCTAATTTCATTTTAAAAATCTGGGTATCTTTTAGCTTCTCCGTATTTGTTTCTTGAAACGGATTCTGTTCTAACATTGATATCTACAGAAGAACCGACTAGATTATTATTTTCCCCTTTACCCTTTTCATCACCATCAGATAACGCATTTGGGTGTATACTAGAATATCCTTTGTTTGCATTATATTGATTTCTGGCCATGCTTTCGGTTCTAACATTTATATCCGTTAATGATCCAATTTTACCATCTTTTTCTCCCTTACCCTTTTCATCACCATCTGACAACGCATTTAGGTTTTGAGAATTATATTGTTTTGCTGAACCATAGATATTTCTAGATAATAATTCAGTTCTAGTATTGATGTCAGTTTGTGAACCAATAGTCGTGGTTAAACCTTTACCCTTTTCATCACCGTCAGATAATGCATTAGGATTATTTGAATTATATTGATTATTTGTTGAATACGTATTTTTAACAGTATTACTAATTCTAGCTTGAATATCTTCAGAGGAGCCAATGTTACCATTATTCTCTCCCTTACCTTTTTCATCACCATCAGACAATGCGTTCGGATTGTTAACACCATAACCAGAATCAGAAACGTATGCATTTCTTGATAAGTGTGCTTGTCTTTGTTGTTCTGCGATTAGCTCTAGTTGTGTCGCCATATTAATAGTTTATGATTTTTTTTATTCTTTCAACTTCCTCAAAAATACCAACGGATGATATTGGTGAAACAGATGTTTTATCTGAATTACTTTTTAGTGGATTAACAGGAATTTTTGTTGTTTGTCTTTTTTCGTGTTTTTTTAAAAAAGGATTTTTTCTCATCCCATTCATCCCCGTATTATTGTTTATGTTATGGCTAACCATTTTTTTATCTTTAACCATTTTTCTTTCACCATTTAAAAATGTGTTGGCCCATTTTTCCATTAATTCTCCACCACACAAATCATATTTTGTCCTATCATTAACTTTGTCAATTTCTTTTAAGTCGTGTATAATTCTTTTTAATTGGCCGTAGCTAACTCTTTTGGTGGATAATAGATTTTCAGCTCTTTGCCTACCATCTACCCAGCTAGAACCAACTTTACCTAGAGTTTCGTTAATTTTATTAATAACGTCTTCAGGTATATTATAAAAATTATTACTTAACTCTTTATTCACCTTTTAAATGATTTATAATTTTTTCAACCGGAATATTATTTTTACTTAAACTCTTTTTTAATGATTCTAATTGTTTTAAAACAAGTGGGTTTATTTCAATATCTTTATTATCCATGATTTCAAGATCGTTAGATTTATTTACTAAAACGCTCTCTAAATAATCTTTAATAAATTCTTTAGGATTTTCAACTAATCTAACTAGTTCTTCTTCATCTGGGATATACCCCATCGCTTTTAATCTTTCTTTAGCTTCATCTTCCGGTAGCCCTAAGGTTTCTGTAAAATGTTTTAACGCTTCTTTATAAGATGCGTCTGACCCCATGGTATCTTCATAACCTAATGCAGAATCCATCTCAATTTCCTTAACTTCTTGACTTTCTGCCCAATATTTCAATGTTGTGTGGGTACCATGTACACCATGAACACCCATAGAACCAGCACCAGTTTTTACAACTTTATCGGTTCTGTTTTTAGATGTTGTACTAGTTTTTGACTTTCCAATAGGAATATTACCTCTTTTTATATTACCCTTTTGGTCAACAATCTCATCAACCTCAGATTCTACCTTATCCGGTATTTTATCAAAATCGGTGTTTTTTGAGAATTCTTTAGCCAATTTAGACCAATTAGTTCCCTTTTTCCCTTTTTTACCATCTTTTTTTTCTTCCGCTGCTTTAGCAAAGAATAGTCTTTGTTGGGCTTTTGAGGCAAATTTTTCCTCTATTATATGTTTAATAAAATTATTCATTTAAAACGTATTTTAATATAAATATCAAACAGAAGGAAAGATATTTATAGAAATATGAATACGCAGAATATTTTAAAGTATTATGGGACCAAACTAGATGTTAGGTTGGATTCCTCTGAATTTTATGATTATGAAATATCTAAAGTTCAGGATGATCATGATACCGATGTTTTAGATTTAACAACCCCTATTTCTTATACCACCCTCAAAATAAACACATCTTTAGAGGGGTTTTCCTGTCAAAGAAATACAATTACTTTGACGGAATTCAATAATACGGTTAACGATTCTGACTACATATATTCCGGATTAACCGCAACGATTGATTATGACGATTTTGTAAACACAATTTCAACAGGATTTACACATACAATTTTAAATAGTAATGTTTTTTCATATACGGGATTAACTGACGAAACCCATTATTTTTCAATCGGGGGATATAATAACTCATTAAATTATGATAACGAATTTAATGTTAATGACGAATCAGAATTAATTAGTGGGTTCACAACAAATGTTTTAAAATGTGACGAAAGACTAGAAAATCAGAATAATTGTTGTCCTATGCCATTAAAATTATCAAATAAACCATGGGCATATCAGTTTATGGAACCATTTTTAACCGGTTGTACAAAACATATTGAAAGACGGGTTGAAAAAGGTTGGACTTTAGATTTCATCTTTAATCGAGAAGAGTTACCATGGTCAAGTGGAGGCGTTTTTTACTACTTTGGTGCCAGAGGGTCGAATACGCAATCTGATTATGCGGATAACAACCTATCATTTCAATTTACGTCAGACAGAAGAATAAAATGGGTTGCACATCATTATTCTGGATATTGCCAAACTGATGTTGGTTATACCGAAACATATTATATTGCATCGGGACAAACGCCACAGTTATGTACAACTGGTGATACAAAAGATTTTAATATAACAATCGTTTTTGATAGATATAAAAGATTTGAAAATTGTGACCTAGAAAATAGTGGTGGATGGAATGATCAACTAGGTTGGCTTATTAGTGATTATAGTGACACTGAGGTAACCGCGGTCACATCAAATCAATTGGCAACATATGAATCTACGTATGAATTTTTAAATAAAAAGTGGGCGGATGAGCGAAGTCGCAGATTGGGGGCACTTAAAATATATTTAAATGGTAGGCCAATATATAAATTAGAGAATTGGGAAGAAATTGTCCCCTCAAACAGAGGTACACAACCATTTATTCAATCATGGGGTGGCGGTACTGGTTTAATGAATAATATTCATAATGGTGTTTCTTGTTTTAATATAAAATCAATTAAATATTATGAAGAACCGTTAGATTTTATTCATGTTAGACACAATTTTTTAACTAGATTAAATCAGTATGACTTTTTTATATGTGGTGAAGATTGTGTGGATGAATTAATTGGTTACTATTCTGACGGGCTTTTGATTGAAGATGGTGAATACACATTAACAGAAGACAATAATGTAATTATTTATTAAAAATATTTATTTAAATGGCAGGAAAAAAAATATCACAATTACCAAGCGGATCGTTATCAAATTTACCTTTAAATGGATTGACGGCCGTAGTTCACTCAGGAATAACATACCAACACAGTTTATCAGATTTAAGACAGCTACTTGTTGACAGTGGCTCACACGTGTTTACTGGTAGCCAGGTTATTAACGGCAATTTAACCGTTAGTGGTTCTTTAACCGCACACCAATATATTCTTAGTTCATCAATTACGAATATAGTAGTACAAAACGTTAGTGGATCTTCAGTATTTGGTAACGATTCAAGCGATAAGCACAGATTTACTGGTTCATTATCAGTTACTGGCAGTTTAGATGCCACAATTATTAATGCAAAAGAATTTCTATTTGTTTCAGGATTTGCTGTTATTGGTGATCCAATACATCATTTTGGAGATAATCCTGAAGCATTACATGTGGGAACCACCGATAGCTATAATATTGCCCATTTTAAAGGGGACAATGATTATTATTCACAAGTTTATGTCACAAACTATAATTCAGGTTCAAATGCTAGTACTGACATAGTTGTTGTGGCGGATAATGGAACTGAAAATGTTCACTTCGTTAACCTTGGTATTAACTCATCAACTTATACTGGTGGACTTGTTGGTAGAGAAAATGACGCATATTTGTTAAATGTTGGAAAGGATCTTTATATTGGCACTGTTGGTGGGGTAAATCATCCGGCCAAACTATATCTTTTTGCTGAAGATAGTTGGGAGAATCCACAAATTACAATTCACACAGGTAGCCAAGTAACATTTAATACCAGTGGGTACACTGATGGGTTTTTATATGAATTTAGTGGTAGTGTAAAATTACAAGATGAATTAAAAGTCGATGGTTCGGTTACAGCATCATACTTTATTGGTGATGGTAGTCAGTTAACAAATTTACCAGTTCAAACAACAGATGTTTCGATGTTTTTATCATCAAGCACATATAATTCATTTACATCTTCATACAACAATACAAGTTCATCATTTGATTCTAGAATTATTGCTGCAACGAATGAACAAAATTTATCACATTTAGCAACAACAGGCTCAAATATTTTTGTTGGTAATCAAATAATCACTGGAAGTAATTATTTAGCGGTAGGAACAATACAAAATCTTAGCGGTAGTTTAAATTTAATAACAGGTGGTGATACTGTACAAATTTTAGGAAGTAACTTAAACGTACCAAATGGTGGTATCATAACAAGTTTTAATGTTTCAGCATCTGCGTTTACAGGTTCTTTGGATTGGTTATATCTAATTAACGTCCCATCATTAGTTTCCGGTTCATCACAAATTTCATATAGTGGATTAACAGGAATACCTTCAGGAATCATTTCAGGTAGTTCTCAACTACCATCTGGTTTGATATCTGGTAGTTCACAAATAAATGATTTAGGTTATGCTATAACAGGTTCAAATACATTTATTGGTGACCAAACAA